GCTGTCTTCACCAATGCAGTGGTGATAGTGGTGGTATTACCAATAGCATTGGTGATGACAGCAAGTCTATTGTTGTAAATTGTAATAGATCAGATTTGGAATGGGAATTTTCAACAGATTTAAGTGAAAATACAAACAATATAAAATTATACAAAATACCATCAACGGTTGATGAAGGTTTACCATTATATTATCCAAAAAATTCTATACAAAATAATACAGATCTGTACTATTTTAAATTCCAGAAAACTGACCCAACAACATATATAAAATTAAATAAGTTAAACTTAACTAATGCAATGACATTAGGATTTTATATTACTGGTTGGAGTGCAGACCAAAGTTCCGGGTATAACGACATATTAACAATTTCTCAACCTGATGGACAAAATATAACAATGTCATATGCTATAAATAATTTTATTTTTAAATATAATGAGTTTGAAAGAAAAATTATCCATGAAATTGGAGAGGAGAGAAGTTTTCCAAATTCTGATAAAACTTGGGTAGTTTTGAAAATATATAATAATACAATTACTATAAATATTAATAATGATTCTAAAAAAATAATAACTACTGACTTAAGTGATTTAATGAAAGAAGATAGCACTGTTACAAACAAATCATCGGCTACTCCACTAAAAAAACTTAGGTTTAATAGTATTAAATTCAGTAATTTTAACGGCTATATTGGAAGAATAATGTTATGGAAAATGAATATTAATGATAGTACATTATGTAGTTATTATCAATGTTATAAAAATTATGCAGAGTGTACATTTAGTATAGAAAGTACTAAAAATGGAATTAATTATGATAATTGGTTAACATGGAATGAAACAAATGGTATAGATAAATGTATAGAAACATGTAAAAATGAAAATCAAGAAACATGTAATATAAAAGATTGTCAAACTATTTGTTTAAAATGTCAGGATAATAATACATCTTTATGGAGTATAAATAAAAAAAAAAAATATTGTCCATGGTTTAAAAATACATCATATGGATTAAATACACCCACAAAAATAGTTTCTATAAATCCGATAATAGATCCATATGATGATGCGTCAATTATATTAGAATGGGAATCGGCCGAGTCTAAAATATTTAAAATAACAAATTATGTTATTGAAATTAAAGAATCATATACAAATCAAAACTATAAAATAATTTTATTGAATGATAATGAAAATTCAAATAATACTACAAAACAATATAGAATTTCTGAATTAAAAAAAAATACATCATATGATATTTTTATAACTGCTAAAAATGATATTGGGATTGGTGAAAAATCCGAAAAAATAACAATAAAAACAAAAGGTGTATATAATAATATTGGCGATATTTACAATGATATCAATAGTTATAATTATAATGCTTCAATGAAATGTAAAAATTCGAATGGTCATATTTTAGATGGAATGAATGTTGAAAATATAGATATTTTAAAAAGTATGAATCAATAATTAAATATTATGTCATTTTTTTCTAAACATAATTCTATAATTTGCTTTATATTTTCAACAAATATAATATTTATATTTTCAAGAATACATGGTTTTTCTATTTTCATAGTATCATAATCTAATTTATTTTCCAATGGTGCTATAATAGTTTGTAACCCAGCATATTTACCACCTTCTATTTTTAAATCTAATCCTCCAATTTTTGTAATATTTCCATGAATATCAATTTCACCAGTTAAGCCAACTGTACGTTCAACTTTTATATTTGTTAATAGTGATATTAATGCTAATGTAATTGCTCCACCAGCAGATGGACCATCTTTAGGTGTAGATGCTTCTGGACAATGTAAATGTAATCCAAATATTTTATTTTTAGTTATATTATTTTGTAAATTTTTAGGTAAAATATTCCATGCTATGGTTTTAGCACAATAAATACTTTCCTTCATAACATCTCCTTGTTGTCCTGTAATAGTTATATCCATTTTACTATTATTAAATGATTTTGTAATTTGAATCGGTATTATACCACCTATACCAAGAGATGTAGCATATAATCCATTTACAACTCCAATTCTATTTATATTTCCTATTTTTTTTAAATATACTTGGGGTTTTGTAGAAAATAATTGTTTGACGTATTCTATCGTAATATGTATTTTAGATTCTGTTGTATTATTCATAATTGATTCTAAATTTACTTCACGTATAATTTCAAACATTTTTTCTTTTAATTTTCGAATTCCTGCTTCATATGTATAGTTTGTAATTACATAATCAATAACATTATCTTCAATAATTATTGATTCTGTATTGTATCCAATATCATTCAATTGTTCTGGAATAACATAATTTTTAATAATATTTATCTTTTCATGTTTTTGTAAAAAATTAAATTTAATTCTATGTATTCTGTCTGCTAAAATAGGATCTATTTTATTAAAATCGTTGTACGAAAATATAAATAATACTTTCGATAAATCTATATCTATTCCAGAAAAATATTTATCATTAAAATGCTCATTTTGTCCATAATCAGTTAAATGTGTTAATATTCCTATTATTTCTTTTCCACTTTCCGTATTACTAATTTTATCCAATTCATCTATATATATAATAGGATTCATACATTTAGTTTGAATCAATATATCTATAATTTTACCATAATTTGATCCAACATATGTATAATTATGACCTTCAAGCAATGATCCATTACTAGATCCACCTAATGCTATAAATGAAAATGGTCTAGATTTACCATTTTTATCTATTAAACAATTTGCTACACCTTTTTTTGCCAGTGAAGTTTTTCCGATTCCAGGAGGTCCCTCAAATCCAAGACAATATCCAGTCATACTTCCATTTATCCATTGTCCAATTATTCTTTTAATTTCCTTTTTAGCATCATCTTGGCTAAAAATTGCTTTATTTAGTATATTATCGACATTTTCTATATATGATTTGCGTTGATTTTTGAATGAATTCCAATCTAATATCAAATTATTAATTTTTGTTGTTAATGTTGTATTATAATCTATTTTTTTTTTATTAACTTTAAATAAATTTATGTATTTCGATTTATTTTCAATTGATAAATTATTGAAACATTTTTGTAAAATAATAGTATATTCCTTTTTTGAATTAATTATTTTATAACTTAAATTGTTTTCCTTTATAATATTCTTTACAAGTTTATTTATTTCAATATTTTTTGTATTTTTTACATAGGTCTCTATTATTGTATTAATATTTTGACTTGTTTTTATAACATTATTAAATAATTCTAATGATTTAATAGAATCTTCCATATTTATATACAAAAATTTATTAGAAGTATTAATAAAATTATATTCAATATCATTCTTTTTTACAAAATCACATGCTAAATTAATTACATTTTTGATTTTAAATTCTAAATCATCTTTTAAATACAATATTTCTTCCTTTTTATAAATATTGAAAGGTATTTTTAGTAAAGAATCTAAATATTGTTGTGATTTTGATGAATTTTCATTTGATTTATTAATAATTTCTTTGTATTTATCGATAGCCTTTTGTTTTACTGAATCAGGACAATTCATTAAATAAATTCTTTTTTCATATGATACTTCTTCAATATTGAAACTAATATTTTTTATTTTAGTATCTATTTTAGTATGATTATTTTTAAAATTTTTTTTTAAACTCCAATGTAAATTATGATATATTTGTTCTGATAATGGTTGTGATTTTAATAAATACGAATCATTATTTATTAAATCATACAATAAATATGCCATATATTGAATATTATTATTATCAATCAATAAAAATAGAATTATAATTTCAAGTTGTTCTTTAATAGATTTATTCAAAAAATCCTTTACAATAAATGATATATTGTTTTTTTTATAATTATTTATTTTTAAATAATCTGATTTTATTTTATCTAAAATATCATTGTTAGAATATACAATCAAATCTCTTAATGATAACTGTTCTATATATTTTGATACAAACAAATTATTTATAGTACATAGTTTAGACATATTAATTAAATTATTGTATTTTTTGTTTATAATATCCTTTTCTCGTATAATATTTAATGAATCTGATACAAAATACCCGGTTACAATAAATATTTGTGAATTTATTTTAAAATAAATGATAGCACCATTTATATGTTCAAATAATGAACTATTTTTTTTTTTTATAAGTGAATAATTATAATCTTTCAAATTTTTAATTATTTTAATATCATATTCGTGATTTATATTATTATATATGTCACATTTAGTTGGTATAAAATTACTATTAATAAATTTTAGGGTATCATCTTTTATACAATTATATTTTGGAAACATAATATATACTAAATTTTCAATAGTATCAAAGCCAATTTTACATATTATTTTTTTTAGTTCATCATTTATTTTATTTAAAATAATTAATTTTTTAAATATCGTTTTTTTGTATTTTATTGGATTATACAAATCTAATAATTTTGTAATTTCAATATTATTGATTGTATATAAATAATTAGAAATAAGATTTAATTGTAAATTAGATTCATTACACTTCATAAGTATCTTAAGTCTATTGTATACATCATTTTCCATAATTGAAACTTTTTTTTTTGTATTGTATAAAAATGTATACCTTTGTTGGATAAACTTAATATTCAAAAGATCATCCATTATTATAAATTAGATATAAAATTATTTAAGAATTTATACTCTATAATATAAAATGCCAAATACCAAAGGTAAAGGAGGAAAAAAACATAGACGTGGAAAAAATGTATCTACAGAAATAAAGGTAGATTTACCAGATGAATTTCAATATTTTGGATATGTTAATAAAATACTAGGTAGTGGTTGTGTCAATCTCGATTATTATATTCCAAAATATGATGATAAATCTGACAAAATTATTGATTGGATAAAACATAGTAAAATTGGGGTAATAAGAGGTAAAATGAGACGACGTGTGTGGGTAAATTTGAATGATATAGTATTGGTTACGGAGCGTGAATTTTGTCAAAATAAAGTTGATATTATAGATAAATATGATAGTAGTCAATTAGCATATTTGAAAAAATATTCGAATATCCCACCTATTAATGAACTATCAGAAAATGATATCGAATTTGGGCATGATGAAGTAACTGAATTTAGCAATTCTACTGATTACAATCAAAATATGCCATCATTTAGTGATGAAGATATAAATGATGTTTAAAATTGATTTAAAATTATTTCATTAATTTATTATTATGTCATTAATAATGAATGAAAATCTTGGGTTAGATGATTTATTTGTTGAAAATATTAAAGCGGGAACATTTAATAATAGTAGTTATTTCGGATATAAAAGTAAAGTGTTGAAAAGTGGTATTTGTAAATACTATCGTCGTAAAAAATTTGATAAATTTGAATGGTGTGTAATAGAAATGATGTTATTTGGTTTAAAAAACAAAGGATTGTTAACTAATCTTTTGAATAGATTAAAAATTGTATTAATGGAAGAAATTGTATGTTATGATATTGGAGAAGTATGTCACTGTATAAAATTATTTAATGATATTGATGGATTAGAATTAGATGATAAAATTATTAAAGTATTAGAAATATGTAGTATAATTAAACATGTTCGGCGAGGAAGAATTGTGAGTTATATCAATTGTTGGTGGAAATATCATAATATAGAATATGATTTGACGTCTATTAGTATTAATAAAGTAAAAAAATTTAGTAAAAAAAATGATTCTGAAGAATTATTGAAATATGGAGAGTTATTTATTGATTTTATGGGTAAAAATGATGAAAGAATATTTGATATTTATCAAAAATTATATTCTAAAACTGGAAACTATGGTTCACGATATAGACGAAAAGATGGGGTATTTCTATTATTTGAAATTATAGAAGATAAATATAAATCAAATCCACAATTTATGGTTTTATTTGAATTTATAAAAACAATGTTTTTTAGAAAAGGTATGACTGAACGCCGAGCATTTGGTGTATGGTTAATGTTAATAGTTTGGAAGTTTGATACATTAGATTTTAGTAATAAATATAGCGGAGTTAAAATGACTAAATCGGAACTAAAAACATATATGACTTCGCGATCTAAAATTATTATAAATGAAACTTATGTAGTAGAAGATTATCATATTAATAAAAAATTTGGATTGTCTGGATTTGGTAATCATGGTAGTAAAGTTATAGATGAAGATTTATGTATCCTAGATGAAAATGGGGAAAAATATAAACAATTATATATTGATGATAAAAATGGTAAAGTAAAATCATCAAAAAAAATATCATCTATAATAGATTTAGGTGTATCTAGTTTTACAAACAATAGTTACGAAACATTACTTAGTCCTTTAATTCTAAAGAGACCTAAAAAAAAGAAATTTAATGTTAAAAAATCTAAAGTTACCTCTATAAAAGTATCTTTAAATGATTATACTATTACACAAATGACAGATGATGAATACGAAACAATATTGAATTTACCACATGGACAAAAATTAACTAGTAGTAGTAAAAAAAGTGTTTATATGGATCAAAGTTATGTCTATAAAGGACCATTTACGGTTGATGACAAAAAATTACTGAATAGTATCAAATTTACCCAAGCATTGGTA